CAAAGGATCATGCAGTATCAGGCGGCGTTGCAGTTGGCGGCTCAGGCACCCCAGATGTATGACATGCCACTGCTTCACCGCCAGATGTTAGATGTGTTGGGCATTCAAGACGCAGACAAGATCGTCCCAACAGAGAACGACCTCAAGCCGACAGACCCTGTCACAGAAAACATGAATATCTTGAACGGCGATCCGGTCAAGGCATTTATTTATCAGGATCACGAGGCCCATATACAGGTCCACATGTCGGCAATGGAAAACCCTGAGATCCAAAAGCTTGTTGCTAAAGCGCCAAATAGAAAGGCGATGGAGGCCGCAATGGCGGCTCATGTAGCCGAACATGTCGCTTTTGCATACAGGGCCAAGATTGAAAAAGAACTGGGTGTTGAGCTTCCCGGTCCAGACGAGAAGTTACCGGAAGATATCGAACTCCGCATTTCTAGACTCGCGGCACCAGCCGCAGAACAAGTCACTGGCAAGGCCAAGATGATGGCTCAGGCCGAGCAAAACGCCAAGCAACTGCAAGATCCTATTGTTCAAATGCAACAGCGGGAGTTGGCGCTCAAAGAACAGCAGGCGGCGGCTAAGGCGCAAACCGACATGGCAAAAGTCCAAGTCGATGCACAGAAGGCACAAGCCAAGACTATGCTTGATCTGGAGAAGATGGATCAAGAGGAGCGCCTAGAGAGCGCAAAGATTGCGGCTAAGGTCGCAATTCAAGACAGCAAAGAAGAGTCTGATCAAGAAATAGAAGGCTTCAAGGCTGGTTTTAACATGGTCAAGGAAATGATTGATGACGAAGAAAGCAAGCAATAACTTGCTACAGGCGATACAAGCGGACCTTCGCACTCAGATGAACGAGGTGACAGATCACCTTGCCGTTGGTGGTTGCAAGGATATGAATGAGTACTCTCGTAACGTGGGTATCATTCAAGGTCTTGCCCACGCAGAACGCACGCTACTAGACCTAGATGAAAGGATAGAGCGCGAGTAATTCGTTACACAAAGTAACGCATGGTGACACCAGACACCGACTTCTGGTGCAGGAAAGGCATTATGACTGAAGAAGACACTCAGACTGCAAAGCAGTTACCTGAGCCTAAAGGTTACAAATTACTCATCGCTCTCCCCGAACCAGAAGAGATGACGGAGGGGGGAATCCTAAAAGCACGAGAAACCATGCAAGTGGAGGAAATTGGCTCTGTTTGCGGTTTTGTACTAAAGATGGGCGCAGACGCTTACGGGGACAAAACCCGTTTTCCCAGCGGCCCGTGGTGTGAGGAAGGAGACTGGGTGCTGATGCGCTCATATAGCGGAACGCGGTTCAAAGTTCATGGCAAAGAGTTTCGCCTGATCAATGACGACAGCGTTGAGGCAGTAGTTGAAGACCCGAGGGGGATAGTGAAGGTATGAGCGAAGAGCAGATGGAAGAGCAGACCATGTCCTCAGAGGACAAGTTTTTTGGTGTCAAGACGACGTTTGATGACAAGGGAGAGCCTGTCGAGGACGTAGACGTTGAGGTTGTAGATGACCGCCCGCCGGAGGACAGACGGCCTCCCGCAAAAGAAGCAAAACAGGAGGAACCCAGTGACGAAGAAGAACTGGAGGGTTACTCCGAGAAGGTTAAAAAACGCATCAATAAGCTCCGCTATCAACAGCATGAGGAGCGTCGGCAACGCGAAGCCGCTGAAAAGATGCGCGAAGAAGCTGTCCGAGTGGCGCAAAAGTATGCGGATGAGAACAAGAAGTATCATGCAATCATCCAAGAAGGCGAGCAGTATCTGGTTCATCAGATTCGAGAGCGAGCTAATCTGGCTCTTGAGCAGGCTAAAGGTCAGTATCGCCAAGCATACGAAGAGGGAAACACGGATAAGGTTGTCGAAGCCCAAGAGGCCATGATTCGCGCTCAGGCAGAGTTTAGCTCTGCTGATCAGCAGTTTAATCAGATGAATCAAAGCAGGGAGCAGTGGAAGCAGTGGCAACAGTCACAAATGCAAGCCCCCCAGCAACCTGTCCAACAGCAACCACAACCACAGCCACAGCCAGAACAGCTACCACAGCCTACAGAAAAGGCGACTCAGTGGGCGCAAGACAATCAATGGTTTGGGCAGGAAAAAGACATGACCGCTCTGGCGTATGGCGTCCATGAGCGATTAGTCAGGGATGAGGGATATGACCCTAACTCTGATGAATATTTTCAGGAAATTGATCGCACCATGCGGTCTAAGTTTCCCGAATATTTTGGTGAAGACGAAGTCTCTGCCAAAAGTCCACCCGTGGTCACAGCGCCTTCCTCGCGGAATAACGGTGCAAAGCCACGCAAGGTTAAGCTGACTCGCACCCAGCTAAGTCTAGCCAAGCGGCTAGGAATAACCCCTGAACAGTATGCCAACCAGCTTATGAAGGAGGCTCAGTAATGGCAGAACAGCGCACTAAAAGGGACGCAGAGTCCAGAGAAGTTGAGACAAGACCTAGCGATTCGTGGCTTCCGGCCTCCGTATTGCCGAACCCTGCTCCGCAAGACGGATGGGTATTTCGGTGGGTACGCACCAGCACATTGGGCCATGCGGATAACACGAATGTCTCTCAGAAGTTTCGAGAGGGCTGGGTTCCTGTGAAAGCAGAGGATCATCCAGAGTTGGAAGTGATGTCTGATATCGATTCCCGATTTAAGGGAAACATCGAAATCGGCGGTCTTCTTCTGTGCAAACAGCCAGAGGCTACAGCACAGGCTAGAGAGGCCCATTATGAAAACGTCGCTAACAGCCAGATGGAGTCTGTAGATAACAACTTCTTAAAGCAAAACGATCCCCGAATGCCCGTTCTCAACCCTGAGCGGTCAACTCGGACTACCTTTGGTCGAAGTTGACTCCGGTTTACCGGAGAGCTTTGGCCTTTAATCTAAGTTTGGAGACTTAAAATGGCTACAGCGGCTACTCCGATGGGTGCAGAACCCGTAGGCACTCTTAGTGCTTCTGGTTCTTTCACCGGAAAAGTTCGCCATATCAAGATTGCCAATGCGTATGCAACGGACATCTTCTATGGTGATTTCGTTAAGCTGGTTGCTACTGGTACGGTAGAAAAGGCGGCAGTAACTACTGCTGTCGTGGCAGGCACTGTCGGCATCTTTGTCGGCGTTTCCTACACCGACCCCGGCACTGGGCAACTGACTTTTAACCAGTACTTCCCTGCTTCAACAGCGGCGGATGACATCATGGCTTATGTCGTGGATGATCCCAAGTTGTTGTTCCAGATGCAGGGTGATGGCTCTATTGCTCAGACTGGTCTGGGTAATAACGTCTCAGCTATTAGCACTGCTGGTTCAACCTCTATCGGCAGGAGCAAAAACGCTCTTGACGCTAGTTCAATCGCAACTACCAACTCGCTTCCGCTTCGTGTTGTGGACTTCGTGGATGGGCCTAAGAGTTCAGTAGGTGATGCTTTCACCGACTGTATTGTTACCTATCTCCCACTTAGCCATGCCTACGAAACCAAGCTCGGCGTTTAAGGAGACTTAGGAAATGGCTATTTCACGCGCACAAATGTTGAAAGAACTGCTCCCCGGTCTGAACGCTTTGTTTGGATTGGAGTATGAGCGGTACGACGACGAGCACACGATGATTTACGAAACTGAATCATCTGAGCGTTCGTTTGAGGAAGAGGTGAAGCTGTCCGGCTTTGGTGCCGCACCAGTTAAAGCTGAAGGCGCGGCCATCAGCTATGACTCGGCACAAGAGTCGTTCACTGCTAGGTATAATCATGAAACGATTGCTCTCGGCTTCAGCATCACAGAAGAAGCAATGGAAGACAATCTATATGACTCACTGTCTGCAAGATACACAAAAGCTCTTGCAAGGGCAATGGCGCATACCAAGCAAGTGAAGTCAGCGAATCCGTTGAACAACGGTTTCAACACCTTCAACTCTGGTGACGGCGTAACGCTGTTCAGCACGGCTCACCCGCTGGTAAATGGTGGCACTAATGCCAACCGTCCTACCACTGCGGCTGATCTGAACGAAACCTCACTGGAAGATGCTGTGATTAACATCGCCGCATTTACCGATGAGCGTGGACTGCTGATCGCGGCTCGCCCCCGTCGTTTGATTGTTCCCCCCGCACTTCAGTTTGTAGCAACTCGTTTGCTTGAGACTGAAGGTCGAGTCGGAACTGCTGACAACGACATCAACGCCCTTCGTAACAACGGGTCAATCCCAGAAGGCTACTCTGTCAATCACTTCTTGACTGACACCAACGCCTTCTTCTTGATTACCGATGTACCGAACGGCATGAAGCACTTTGAGCGCACCGCGCTTGAAACCTCAATGGACGGAGACTTCGATACAGGAAACGTGCGCTACAAAGCCCGCGCTCGTTACTCGTTCGGCGTATCTGATCCACTCGGAATTTACGGCTCGCCCGGAACTTCCTAAAATGTCGGGGGGCTTTGCCCCCCTTTTTCCCTGACTAATTGTTCCACATGGAACATTAGACACTAGCCAAGACAGGAGAATCACATGGCTAATACTACATTCAGCGGTGCCGTCCGCTCTGAAAATGGTTTTTCAGATATCACCAAAAATTCCACCACTGGCGCTATTACCAGCACTATGACGTTATCCACCTACGAGGCTACGATTACTGTGGCTGACGGTGCAACGACAGGTAAGGAAGCCGCTATTGGCATCCCCTCAAACTTTATCCCTATGGGTGTGTTGGTCGCTGTTACCACAGCTTCCGCTAACTCCGTCAACCTTAACGACATTGGCACCGATGCAGACACTGACGGCTTTGTCGATGGCATTTCTGCCGCTGTTAACTCTACAGGCTTCAAAGGGTTTTTCCCCTGCAACGGCGTTCTCGGGATGTCCGGTGGTACAACCACTGCGTCTACAGAAACAGCAGACGAAGTAGAGATTGTGCTTTCTGGCGATCCGGGTGGCGACACAGTTGTTGTCCTCAAGTTTTTCGGCATCTCTACCACTTCAGACGCATCATAAACTGACGGGGGCATAGCCCCCTTATCTGGAGGATAAGATGGCTGATACAGTCACAAGTAAGACTATTGAGGATGGCCCTCGCACAGCGATCATGTATTTCACCAACGTCAGTGACGGCACGGGTGAATCGGCTGTTGCCAAGGTAGATGTTTCTGCGTTGAGTTCAGACCCCGCAGGCAAGGGAGCTTGTACCAGCGTCAACATCGAAAGTATCCAGTACACGACCAAAGGCATGGGTGTGCAAATCTTTTTTGATGCCACCACGAATGTTTTGGCGTGGGAGTTGATTGCCGACTACGGCGACACGCTGGACTTTTCTGACTTTGTTGGCTTGCCCAACACCGCCGCCGCTTCTGGCAAGACAGGTGACATTCTTTTCACAACCACAGGCGCGAGTAGTGGCGACACTTACTCTGTCGTTTTGAAACTGAAAAAGAACTACGGCTGATGAGACAGTATTACAAGAAAGGCGGCAAAACCAAAAAGAAGTCCAAGTCTCGCGTCAATGAGGCTGGAAACTACACTAAGCCCGGAATGCGAAAGCGGATATTCAATCGAATAAAAGCTGGCGGTAAGGGCGGTAAGCCGGGGCAATGGTCGGCGCGTAAAGCGCAGATGCTCGCCTCTGCCTACAAGAAAGCTGGGGGAGGATACAAGGACTGATGGCGCTCAAGAAGTCGCAGAAGTCCCTCAAGAAGTGGACGAAGCAGAAGTGGCGCACCAAGTCTGGCAAGCCCAGTACTCAAGGTGCAAAAGCTACTGGCGAGCGTTACCTTCCTGAGAAGGCCATCAAGTCCATGTCATCCAAGGAATATGCCGCGACTACGCGGAAAAAACGCGCAGATACTAAGAAAGGCAAGCAACATTCAAAGCAACCCAAGCGGATTGCCAAGAAGACAGCGAGGCATCGAAAGTAATGCGTATGTATTACAAGTCAGGCGGCAAGGTCAATAAGAAGTCCATGTCGTGTAATAAGCCAAGGCGAACGCCTAGCCATCCCAAGAAGAAGTTTGTGGTCAAGGCGTGCGAGGGCGGAAAAGAGAAAATCATCCGCTATGGCGACAAGAATATGAAGATCAAGAAGAGCCAGCCGGGACGGCGCAAGTCTTTCCGTGCGAGACATAAGTGC